CATTGATGCATTGAGATATGCATTACAACCAATGATAAAAAGAAAAGGACAACCAAAACTGGCAAGAGTAATAGGAGCATAGAATGGGAATTGATAGTACACATCCTTTGTATGATGAGTCAAAGGAAAAATGGACAAGAGTCAGAGATTCTTTTTTAGGTTCAGATGCGATAAAGTCAAAAGGTGAGATTTACTTACCAAAACTTAGTAGTCAAGAAAAAGGTGAATACGATGCTTATGTCATGCGTTCAATGTATGTCAATGCAATTAAAAACACCATTCAAGGTTTAGTCGGTGCTGTGATGCGTATAAACCCAGTAATAAACGCACCTGACAGAATTATGGAGTTAGCAGATGACATAACAGGCACAGGGGTAAGTCTTAATGATTTCATTTCTAATATGTTGTCTGAGCAATTGCTTATGGGCAGACAAGGTGTGTTAGTTGACAGAACAGAAGAGCGTGCTTATTTGTCAGGATATACAACTGAGCAAATGACCAACTGGATGCAAGACATTATTGTTCTTAAAGAAACCTACTTGATGCAAGATTTAAGCGATGATTACTCTCAATCATATGAAGTTCAATACCGTGAGTTACTTATTGACGAAGATGGTAAATTTTTAGTAAGAATATGGAAAGATAACGATGGTTGGAATGTTTCAGAAGAAATATACCCGACAAGAGTTGGTCAAGCATTGGATGACATACCATTTGTTGCAATCAGTGGTAATGAGTTAAATATGAATCCAACACAACCACCTTTAATGTCTTTAGTTGATACTAACCTATCAATGTACCGTACAAGTGCAGACCTTGAGCATGGCAGACACTTTACAGCACTTCCAACACCATATGTAACTGGTATTGACGGTGATAGTGAGTTGAGGATTGGTTCAGGCTCTGCTTGGATATTACCTGACTCATCAAGTAAAGCAGGTTATCTTGAGTTCACAGGACAAGGATTACAGGCTCTTGAAAAAGCTGTGGAAGAGAAGCGTTCAATTATGGCAGGTCTTGGTGCTAGTTTATTACAGACTCAAAAGAACGGTGTCGAGTCGGCTGAGTCACTAAGATTAAGGCAAAACTCTGAAGCATCAGTATTAGTTGGTGCTGTCCTATCAGTGCAAGAAGGTATATCAAAAGCACTAAGCATTATGGCAGAGTGGGAAGGGGTGAGTGGTGACATAGAGGTTGCACTCAACACCGACTTTGTTGACACTAAGATTGAGTCTGAGGATTTGGTTGCATTGATGAGTGCTTGGCAGTCAGGTGCTATAAGTCATGAAACATTCTTACACAATATGAAGAAAGGTGAAATATTGCCTGACGAAGTATCTGTGGAAGATGAAAGAGACAGGATTGACTTACAAAACCCAATGAATTTAGATTAAAAGATGAGAAACCATTGCAAAATATTAGCACTATCGTTGTTATTAAGTGGCTGTGGTGCATTAACAAACAAGTTTACTGATAACCAATGGGACTTTATTATTAAAGATAATCCATTGATTATTCCACCTGATTTAATTAATGACAATAACGACCCATTAATCTGTTCTAGTGAATATCCAAAATTATGTGACGGGTGGTTAAGTGATAAACCAATTGATGAACAGTGAATACAAATGAAAAGATACTAGACGAGATAACAGGGTACGCTGTAGATATACAAAGGTACGAGGCAACCGTACAGAGAAAAATAATAAAGCAACTAAAAAAACTTGAAAGACAATTAGTTGCTGAATTAAGAGATTCAGGTGTTGCTGAAGCTGTGAGACAACAAACAAAGCAAAAAAAGTTAAAAGCTTTGTTGAAAAAAACTCGAGAAACAATAACCACAGCCTATAAAGATATATCTAAAGAACAGCTTGTTATATTGACTGAAGTTGCTGAACTATCTGAATTGCAAACTGTTTCAGCAATTAACACCTCAATTAAAGCAAATGTAATACAACCAAGCATGAGTCAAACCATGCTTAAAAATATTGCCTCTGACACATTAATAGAAGGTGCTCCAACAAAACAATGGTGGTCGAGAAGAACTGACCAATTCCAAAGCAAGTTTGAGGACACAGTCCGAATGGGTATGTTGCAAGGCTTACCTACAGATAAAATTGTTGGAACTTTGGTTGGCACAAAACTAAACCGATATAAAGACGGTGCGTTATATTCACAATACCGTGGTGCAGATGCATTGGTTAGAAGTTCAATCCAAACGGTAGCCAATACATCAAGGCTTGATACATATCAAAATAATTCAGACATCATAAAAGGAATTGAATGGTCAGCAACATTTGATAATAGAACATCTGAAATATGCATGGCTCTTGATGGTTTGCAATGGGATTTAAACTACAAACCTATTGGTCATAATAAAGCTTTTGTTGGCTCAACTGCACATTGGAACTGTAGAAGCACACAAGTTCCAGTAACTAAGAGTTGGGAAGAGTTAGGTGCAAAAAGAAAGTTTGCAGAAGTTCCTGAATCAACAAGAGCCAGTATGGATGGACAGGTGTCAGGTGGCAAAAACTATGAGCAATGGCTCCGTGGTAAATCAAAGGCTTTTCAGGTTGAGGTTTTAGGTGTTGAAAAACAAAAGCTATGGAAAGAAGGTAAGATTGGCTTTAAAGATTTAGTCAATCAGTCAGGCAATCCTCTTACTTTAGAAGAAATAAAGAACAAAATTTAGTTTAAATATAACTTGACTATACGAATTAAAGGCGTATACTAAAGGCTGTAAGGTTAATTAAACTTACATTTTTAAACTAAAAGAGGAAATAAAATGAAAAACAATAAAGAATATTTTATAAAACTTGACGGAGAAGAATTAAAAGACTTTGATGACAAGATTATATATTTCACATACGAAGATGCAAAACGCTATTACGAAGCATTAGCAAAAGCAGGTTGCGATGTGACTTACGGCAAAGACATAAAAATATTAAACGATATATTTTTATAATCAAATAAATAATAAGAAGGGTAAGGTTGAGGTCTTACCCTTTTTTTGTGCCTCCTAAAAAGTTGTGCTAAAATGCGTATCGACAGAGTCATTTTTTAATATAACGGAGTTATATATGAGCGAAGAAGCAACTGAAGTAAAAACATATTCTGAAGAAGAGTATGTAGGAGTCAAATCAAAATTAGACGAGTTCCGTTCTAATAATGTTAAACTAATGAAAGACATGGAAGCCTTAACAAGTAAGTTTGAAGGCATTGATGTTGAAGCTTACAACGATATGAAAAGTAAGCAAGAAGCAATGAAAGAAAAAAAACTCATTGATGCAGGTAAGATTGACGAGCTACTTGCTGAGAAAACAAAGCAGATGAGAGAGGTACACAATGTTGAACTGGAAAAAACCAACCAAGTGAACGCTTCACTACAAGACCAGTTAGCCAAATTAGTTATAGACAACGCTGTAAGAGATTCTGCTGTGAAAGCAGGTGTTGTTGAAACTGGTATGGATGATATATTACTAAGGTCTAAGTCTGTGTTTTCATTGCAAGATGGAAAAGCAGTTCCTACAGACGCACAAGGAAACACTATTTTTGGACACGGAACAAGTGAGCCAATGAGTGTGAATGAATGGGTTAAATCACAAATGGATATAGCACCACATTTATTTAAAGCTTCTTCAGGTTCAGGCTCAAAACATAATGCAAGACCTAATGGTGTGGCTAAACAAAATCTAACTGCCATACAAAAATTAGAACAAGGCTTTGCAAAATAGGTTTATAATACCCATATTAGCTGTCGGAGATAGTTAGACCCTACTTTATTGCCTGTGGCATACAGTAGTAGATTTGTTTAATCTGCCCTGTATACTAGGGGCAATATTTTTTTTTATATAGGAGTCATAATTATGGCATCAGTTACACTAGCTGAATCAGCTAAATTATCGGAAGATATGTTGGTTGCAGGAGTGATTGAAAATATCATTACTGTAAACCCTTTTTATGAAGTATTACCATTTGCAGGGATTGAAGGTAATTCTTTAGCGTATAACAGAGAGAATGCACTTGGAGCCTCACAGTGGACAACTGTAGGAACGGCTATTTCAGGCGGAAAAGCTGCTGCTACTTTCACTCAACTTACAACTTCATTAACCACTCTTGTAGGTGATGCAGAAGTAAACGGATTGATACAAGCAACTCGCTCTAACATCAATAACCAAAAAGCTGTGCAAGTGGCTTCTAAAGCTAAGGCTTTGGGTCGTGCTTACCAAGACAAAATGATTACTGGTACTGGTTCAAGCAACGAGCTAGACGGTCTACTTAACCTAGCATCAGCAGGTCAAAAAGTAGCATCAGCAACAAACGGTTCTAACCTTTCATTTGCAAAAATGGATGAGTGCATGGACAAAGTTACAGACAAAGACGGTGAAATCGACTACATTATGATGAACGCTAGAACTATTCGTTCATACATGGCACTACTTAGAGCATTAGGTGGAGCAGGTATCGGTGAAACAGTTACTTTGCCAAGTGGAAAAACACTTCCTGCTTACAGAGGTGTTCCAATCTACCGTAACGACTACATTCCAATTAACCAAACACAGGGTAATGTTTCAACAGCTACTTCTGTAATCATGGGTACTTTGGATGATGGTTCTATGATGCACGGTATCTCAGGACTGACTGCAAGTGGTTCAGCAGGTATTCAAGTTGAAGAAGCAGGTATTTCTGAAACTAAAGATGAAACAATCACTCGTGTTAAGTGGTACAACGGTCTTGCTCTATTCTCTGACAAGGGACTAGCGTTAATGACAGGTGTTCTCGACTAAGAGTTTTTA